GGCGGAATGAGTATTGATCCAAAAAAGAATATGCTCTGGTTGTGGTGTTCAAATGACCACCGGAGATTCACTTAATTGTGGTGCTTGTGATATAGTACATTATTAATGGCTAGTAAAAAAGTAAACACCAAGCAACGCGAAGTAATTCGCCGAAGCCAGCGATCCTGCACTTGGTTCCTGCGGAACTTTGGGAAACTGAAGCACCCATCCGCAGGAGTCCTGCAGTTCTATCCATTTAGCTATCAACGAGACGCTATTAGGTCATTCCGCAAAAATCGCCTAAACATTTTCAGAAAGTGTCGTCAGTCAGGGATAAGCAAAATCTCAGGAGCCTTTGCGACTTGGTTCGCAATGTTCCATCCGCACAAAACAATTCTTATCGTTTCCCGTCGTAACGAAGATGCGATGGCTTTCTTGCGGGACCATGTGGTTTTCCTCTATGAGCACTTGCCCCAATGGATGAAGGAAGTATGGGAGCCTGCTAAACAAAATGAGCATGAGATTATTTTCCCTAATGGGTCGAGAATTCAATCTCTAACAAGCCACCCTGATGTTCTACGATCGCACGCATCCTCTTTGAATATTATCGACGAAGCGGCATTTATTCAAGGTATGGATGTTATGTGGGCCGGTGGCTGGCCAACCTTGCAGCACGGTGGTAACGTCATTTGTATCAGTACAACGAATGGTCTAGGGAATTGGTATTGGAGCACCATGACCGACGCCGAAGCCGGTATCAACGGCTTTAATCCCATCGTTGTTAACTGGTGGGATATGGATTGGTCTATTGAATACCGCGATCCCCTATCTCGAGACTGGAAAAGGATCGCCCCACGAGACGGAATCCGAGAATCACGGAGTAAGGACGAGGTCAATAAATTTGGCCCTTACTGGTCCCCATGGTTGCAGGAACAATATAACGCCCTGCAAGAGCAAGGGGAAGCTTGGAAATTCCAACAAGAAATTCTAGCTTCTTTCATTGGTTCTGGTAATACAATTCTCTCGCCAGAAGTTATTCATCAGATTAGCACTACTGTCGACGACCCGCCACAGGTGGTGACCGGATATCAGACTTATGTGCACCCAGTATCTGGCGATGTCGAAGACATCGATTTCACATTCCAACAGCCGGATGAAGGATTATGGATTTGGAAACAGCCAAAATTGGCGGTTCCTGAGAAGAGACGTGGCGACACAATTATCGAGCCTAGTATTGCAGCACACTCCTATGTAATGGGTGTCGATATCGCTACCGGCAAGAGTCGTGACTACAGTGCGATTGAGATCTTTGACATCGACACGATGGAACAGGTCGCCGAATTCATGGCGAGGTGCCTACCGCGTGAATTGGTGAAGTTTATCGATCGCATTGGTCGTTGGTATAATTGTGCCTTGGCTGTTGTCGAGCGGAATAATGGTGGTGATATCCTTATCGACAGTTTGCGGTATGATATGATGTATCCACGCCTTTGGCGTAAGAAAGACATCAATGACAAACCTCCTGCTCCCGGTTCTAAGACATCAGCTAGGGCTTTAAAGGTTGCTGCCTACGGTTTCACGACCAGTATTGCCAGTAAACCCACAATGAATAAGTTCTTGATCGACTTTATCAGGGACAAGGATGACGATGGCTATAAAATTTATAGCAAGAGATTGTTGAAACAATTTCAGACCTATGTCCGGAAGAGAGACAGATTAGGTAAAGATACTGGCAAGACCGAGGCTGAAGAAGGTGCTGGAAACTTCGACGACTTGGTCATGGCATGTGGCTTAGCGTTAATTGGAACACAAGATGGATCTATGATCGATGCTGGTAATCTGATGCCTTATGGAGCTGGTACCAATTTCCAAAGTGCATCTGGCCCGGTTATCTTGTCTGATGCGTCGATGGTGAATACTCAACAGCAGTACGTAGCATCGGGTGGACAACATCTATTGATGCCTATGGCACTCGCTCCAGACGACGTACCAGAAATTTCTGCACAGAGACAAATTGACGAATACACGATGCAGCTTGGTGGTATCCCCATTGGTCAACAAGGCCCCACTGTAGTCCCATCTAAGTACTACTACGACAAAAAGTGATCCCCCGCTGCGGGTAAAACATAGAGTAATAAAATCGGGAATGACGTATGCCAAGTAACTGGCTGATATTCGACAGAATCCGGGCGATGACCCGGCAGCACCAGATATTCCAGGCAGAACGTGTATTCCAAGACCAATCGTCTTTGGATCGCCTCACTGCTGGCGGTGAATTTCTCGATTTTAATGCTCAAGCGGCGATCCTAGATCAGACCAATCTCCAGATCAATAGGCTCGAACGGTACAAAGACTACGAGCAAATGGATCAAACTGGTGAGATTAGTCTTGCCTTGGATCTCTACGCCGATGAAGCAAGCCTGGTCGATCCAGAACGCAAGCACACACTAATTATCAGAGCACGGAATCGCCGTTTGAAGCGGGAATTGGAAGATTTATTCTTCGACACCCTTCTGTGGGATACTTATTGTCGCCCGTCAGTCCGATATCTCTGTAAGTACGGTGATTTGCCGTTTGAAGTAATCCCCACTATGGACCGTGATGGAGTTTCGTCGCTCCGGTTCATGAATGTCTACAATTTCACCAGAATTGAGACGCGGTTTGGTGATTTGGTTGGATTCTTCTATCAAGATGCTTTGTTCCCAGAACCGCAATTTATGCACCCATGGCAGGTTATGCATTTGCGGTTGACGAGTTTTGAGAACATTTACCATCCATATGGTAGAGCTATTCTGGATGGTGGCCGTAAGGCATTCAAACAACTCCGACTAATGGAAGATGCGGCACTCATCTACCGTATTACTCGTGCTCCAGAGAAAAGAAAGTTCACTATCCCGGTGGGCCTCATTCCACCAAAAGAAGTTCCCGAGTATATGCAAATGATTGCTCGGAATTTCAAGAGGCAGAGATTTTATAACCCAACCACCGGTGCTTTCGATGAGCGATACTCTCCGCTGATTCAAGAGGATGACTTCTTTTTGCCACGGCGTCCGGATGGTACTGGACCTGATGTCGACACTCTGGCTGGAGCTGAGAACCTGGACCAGATTGCGGACATCGAATACTTCAAAAAGAAGATGATTGCCCCCACTAAGATTCCATTTGCCAGAGTCGGTATTGGTGAAGGCTCTGGCGAAGCTAGTGAGAAATCATTATCCCAATCACACTCTGAATTTGCTAAGGCTGTGCAATGGGTACAACGTGAAGTTTCTACTGGTCTTACTAAAATTGCCATAATTCATCTAGCCCTTCGAGGATATTCTGTCGAGGATTTGAAGGGATTTGAGATCGCACTTACTGCGACCTCTGCAATGGAGGAATTATACCGGATTGAGACATGGCAGACTAGAGTTGGTGTCATGGCTGATCTGAAAGACCTTGGTTGGTTCCCGAAGGAATGGATTGTCACCCACTTCACCGATCTTTCTCCTGATGAGATTGAGGAATTGAAGGAGATTGAGGTTGAAGAGTCTGCTGGTGGCCCGACTGGTGGTGGTCCTGGTGGTTTGGATGTTGAGCCTGATATGGCTGATGAAGGGCTTGAAGGTCTTGAGGGTGAGGGTGAGGAAGCCCCTGAAGATGAGATTGTGCCAGAAGAACCATCTCCCATTCCTGGGCTTGAGGGTTACGACTATGCGGCGGAGAAACGGTTGCTTCTTGAGTTGAGGAAACAAGGTAAGACTACTGAAGCCATGGCCATTGTGAAACGATGGGCACAGCGTATGGGTCGCCCTGATTCTACTGACGATCGTGAATTTGCTAGTGGTTTCGAGTTCTTGTTGGAGCACAATGAACTTGATGGTTTATCCTCTTCTAATTCTGCTAATCCAGCTGAATCTAATGGCGATGGCAAAAGTAAAATTCATAATCCCAACAAAGATACGGGTTTGCTGGTAGAATGGTCTGTTGATGAAGATGAGAGAGACCAAGCCATCACCGAAGTCTTCAATGTTATTACTGCTGGCGAAACCATAAATGGAGATGGTGATCAAGAAGAAATCACTGAAAGTGATCTTCCTGTCACACCAGTAAGCAATCTGTAGGCACTCATGCAAAATTAGTATAGCTTCTTACACGACGCACTAAATTGCCATCGGAAAGAGCATCGGACGACAGCAATTATCTGTCATCCGGCAGCCGAGCAATGGGAGTTAAAGATGACGACGAAGGCCGCTACACAAGATCCTGCAGTAGTTATGGACAGCCGCAAATTCCTTGGAGCCCTGAATGATTCAGCTCAGGCCAAGGTGTCTGAATTTGAAGGTCATATCCATGAGATGGGTCGAAAAGCTGGCAAAAGCTGGCGACTAACTGCTCTCAAAGCCAAAGACCTCTACTTCGAAGACACTGAGACAAATCAGTACTTCGTAGCCGAGCATAAAACGGATCATGGCAAAGTCAAAATCCAAAATATCCGCCCCATCCAAATCCAAGAGGGCGAGAAACAAAAAGTCTTCGGCGAAACCTGTGGAAAACTGATCGACGCAATCGAAGAAAACGATCAAAGTGGCATGCAATCCGCATTCAACCGAATGCGAAGTCATAAATTCTCCGGTCGATCTGTCCCCTACTCAGGATACGTACGGTGTCGTGACAATGTCACCCGCCAAATCCAAATCTCCAGTAATGACTCACTGTCCGAAGAAGTCCGCAGCCGCCTTATCGCCGCAATCGTCGAAGGTCTTCGGGACCAAGTATTGGTCGAGAATGGTCAAGTTGTATCAGCTTCATTCAGTAACGGCGACCCAGTCAAACTACCAGTAACCAAATGGGCCGCCCGCAAACTAGTCGCAAAGAAAATGCGATCTGCCGCAGAAGGTGCATACTGGTCAGAGGGATTCCAAACCCGAATCAAGCACCTCGCCCAACTAGTGTCCGAAAGCCGAATCGAAGACGCCGTCAAATTCGCGTCGCCATTTCTAGACGACATGGAAGAATTTACCCTACTATCACGGCCCGGAGTCCAAACACTTGTTGAGAACTCTTTGGCGGCCAAAGCAATATTCAACCAGTCACTTTGCGACGATGTCGCGACCCTCTTTCACCGCACCAATCTGCGAGTCAATCGCCGGAAGATTATCGACGAATGGAGAAATATCTCCAGGAAGTCCGAACACGCAGTTTTGGCAGAGAATGTGCAAATCCTTGAAGACGCAAACAATTTCGAGGCTGCCTACAATAAATTCCTTGAACTGATCTTCGAAGCGATTTCCAACAAGGAAGTTGCTGCCGAAGCTCTCGCCACGACGCTGGAAGTCCTGAAAGAGAAAACACCCAGAATCAAGGAATCACACGATCTGTCGTCCAAATTGGACAATTTGATTACTCGTCTGAAGGATCCATCCTTCGATGATGCTGCGATTTATGAGGCGGAAGATCTCATCGCGACAATCCAGGAAGAATTGGCCGCTACTGAGACATTAGGCAGTTTTGACCAGATGCCTGGTGGTGAAGACGATATCGGGCTCGATGAATTAGGTGCTGAGGACTTTGCCTCCTCCAGTGTCGATGGTGGTGGGGCTCCCATCATCAATATTAATTCCCCACTTATTCAAGTTGGTGGGACCAGCTCAGCTGCCGGTGGTGAAGAAGAGCTAGGCGGCTTAGAAGATGAACTTGCTGGTGCGGAAGCAGTGCCAGAAGAGCCAATGCCAGAAGAAGGTATGGGTGGTGGTGAAGAAGAAGACTTGGCTGCACTCCTTGGCGGCGGTGGCGGTGCTCCTGCGGCTGGTGGAATGGGTCTTGAGAGCCGTAAGCGGCGTGGCAAGGCCGTCAGCGAATCTCGTCCGAAGCATTATGAGATGAAGGATGACGAAGACGATGATGATGCGGAAGGTCCTGGCGAACTCGATGAGAGCCATGACCCGTACGCCATCCGAGAGAGTGAATTCAAAACAGCGAAGGACGTCAATATTTCGTCCTATGGTGCTCCGGTTATTACGGACCACAAACAACTTCGCCAAGTCGTTGGTATTATGAACCAACTAGCTGCCGAGCATCGTTTGACAGGTCGAGCTCTGGTCGAGAATTTGGAATCGATGGCGGAGGCCAGCATTTCTGCTATTGGTCTTCGAGTTCCGAAGGGTCGATTGCCTAAGGCTATGGAGCAGGCGATTGAATTGTTCAACGAGATGGTTGGAGCCGACGCTGTTGCGGATGTTGTTGGTGGAGCCGCTGATGATCTGGATACTGACGACGACACGGACGACTTGGGTCTCGGAGATGACGATGACCTGGGTGAAGACCAATTCAAGGGTCCTCGAATTCGTGGCCGTGGTTTCAAGAAGACTGCTTACGAGCCTCGTGAACTCAAGAATGAATCCATCGAATGGGGTGAAGCCCAGGATGATGCCATGCTTGGGTCTCTTGGCGGCGTGAATTTCATCTTCGATCATGGTGGGGCTGATGAGAGTCTTACCCCGATTATCATGAGTGAGGATGGGTCGGTGGAATTGCCGATTCCAGCGAAACTCTATGATGCCGCTTTCGCTTCTGCGAATATGATTGAAGAGGGTGACACGAGACCATTCCTATCGTGGCTGTCTGGTTCATTGGAACAATTGCGGCCGATCACCAATGAAGAAGATCAGGCTTTGGAAGAAGCCATGGCCAAGATTACTACTACTCCTGATGGTGGTCTAGCTGTTGAAGTTAGCGATGACGCCGAGGTTGGTGAACTCGGAATGGATGGTGAAGAAGAATACGACACGGCTGGTATGGAACCAGTTGATGCTGTCGATCCTGGTGGTGAAGAAATGGATCCGATGGCTGGTGGTGAAGAAATGGATCCGATGGCTGGTGGCGAAGAAATGGGTGCGGAAACCATGCCGGACTATGAGGAGCAGGACACCTTCCCCCCTGGTGAGCCGCAGGATGAGGTAACAGATACCCCTGGTGGTGAGATGGCTCAGCAACCCACGGCCCCTGAAGAAGAAGAGCCTCGATTTGAAGACAAGGATATCACCGAGCCATCGTCCTCGAAGTACACCAAGCATGTCAAAGACAACAAGCGGGATATGCCGGATCACAAGCCTACTAAGGCATCCGATGACAAGCTCGACTCGCTTGGTCCAGACCTGAAGGTTGATGATGGGTCCGGCACCAAGCCGCCTACTGCGAAGTCGATGAGCCAGAAATAATAAATGATCGACACACGACAAATTGCGACGCTGATTACTGAAGATCCAGACATCTTCAATGAAGATCTGAGTAGATTGGTGATCCCACTTTTGCCTAGCAATATTGGGAATCTTTATGGTCAAAATCCAAAGGTAACTTATAAGATAGATGAGATTATCTCTTTGGCTGAAAAGACCAACAATCTGGACCCAGAAGCAATTGCCAGAGAGATCATTGAGACTTTACGTAATTCAGCTGGCGATTATCCACCAGGTCATAAGCACCATCTCGGGGTGCAGATTTGAAATGGTGTCAGGAATAGTGGAGTAAATTATGTTGCCTAGTAGAACTGGCCGAAGAGCGTTGATGGAAGATGCCATCAGTGACCCTTCGTACTTCAATCGTGGAATTATTGCTGAGACCGGTCGGATTCCAGTTGGATTCCGATTACTCCAGGATACATTCCCATTTGAGGTGATTGAGACCAAATCAACAGTGACCGAAGATCGGAATGGTAATGAAATTCCGATTATGCGTGTGACTGGTCTGTTCCAAATGGGTGATAAGGAGAATGCGAATGGGCGGTTCTACCCGACCCAGGACGTGCTTTCTCCTGCTGTTCAGCAAATCCAAGAAGACGTCGGTGGCCGGGCGGTGATGGGTGAGTTTGACCATCCGGCCGACGCCAAGATTCACCTGGACCGAGTGAGTCATCTTATTTCCAAGGTATGGATGGATGGCCGTAAGGTATACGGTGAAGCTGAAGTCTTGCACAATTTACCCTGTGGTGCTTGTTTACGTGGCCTGTTCGAACACAAAGTTAGAGTAGGGATTTCATCTCGCGGTGTTGGCGATATGGAAGTTGCAGAACAGGGTGGTCACGAAGTGTACCGCGTAATGCCTGGCTATTCATTCGTTACCTGGGACGCAGTTGCTGAACCATCAGTCAACGGTGCCATTCTGAATATCCAAGAGGGCCTCTCTCGGCGGGTTCGACCACTTACCAAACAGAAAAGTAAATTCTCTCCAGAAGTTTTCGAGCGGATGCTGGTTAAGGAAATCAATACGTTCTTTGATCTGTAGGGATTGAGAATCCGCTAGTTCACGCAAAAATAACTACAACACGACCAGTTTCGTGAGGAGTTGTCAAATGGATAAAATTAAAGCACTGCTCGGAAAAGCCGGTGTAAATGGTGAACTAGCGAGTCGAATTGTCGGCTCACTGGAGAGCTACAAGACCACTCTTCGCGAACAATTCGAGCAGGAATATGCGGGTAAGGTCGAACAGGCCAAAAGGGTCTGTATCGAAGAAACCGAAACCCACAAAAGAGAACTTGCCCGCCGTCTCCAAATCTTCTGCGAGACAAAGGGAGCTGCAATCGAGGCACAACTTGCCAAATCGTCGGCCCTTAACGAATCCGAAGCTTTATCCAAGCTGACCGCCGTTCGAGCATTGCTCGAAGGCATCACGCTTAATGGAGAGCCCAACGGAGCAGTTACAGCCGGGTTGGAGAAATCCAAAAAGCAGGTCAAAGTTGCCGTCGAACAAAGAGACAGGGCTGTCGAGACTGCAAATCGGCAAACTGCCATCGCAGAAAAAGCCCTGAAAAAGAACCGAGTCCTTGCCACCGAAAACGCTCAACTCAAAAAACGGCGTAGCGGCAAACCGGTTACCGAAGGGAAGCAAAAGAAATCTCGGCGAATTGATGGCACCCGAAAAGGTGCTCGCCAACCTGTCTCAACACGGCCGACTCTCGTTGAAAGTCAAGATCGGCGTCCCCCAAAGCAAAAGAAGAATCCCCACGTTTCCGGAACCGGCAACGGTCAAGGCAACGGCTACGGGATCTCAGACATTGCCAGCCAAGTGGACGAAGACCTAGTCTAAGACCTGCCCAAAACTAAAAATCCAACCAGGAGTAATTCATAATGTTACCTACCAGAGCAACCAAACGCCAACGCTTCAGTGGCGGCGGTCGTCGACAACTTGTTGAAGGTGCTGGCCAAGGTCGCCGCCCACTCACAGAAGACGCCACCGATCTGCACCAAGCATCCGTTATTCACGAAGCCAAGAAAAACCAGCTCGTGAGTAAATGGTCACCAGTCCTACGAAAATGCCGTGAAGTATCACAGCAAAAATTCGGACTCATGGCCGCCATCCTCGAAAACCAGTACAATTGCTGGAACCCCGAGAACCGATCGGTCATCCTCGAAGACCAAACCACCACAGCCAACATCGCCGACTTCACACGATTCGCACTACCGCTAATCCGCAAGTCATACCCAAAGCTGATCGCAGACAACCTCGTCGGCGTCCAGCCAATGAGCCAACCAGCATCACTCATTTTCTACATCCGATACCGCTACGCCCTCACCAAGGGCCAAACGGTCGCCGGAACACAAATCATGCGTCAGAACACCGCACAGGTGTTCGCCCGCCAAAACGGATGGGCACTCGACCCGTACTACTCCTCACAAGAAGTACGCGGCGAAGACGCCACAATCACCGGCAACACAGTAGTTTCCGCGACACTAGCACACCGCCCAGTCCTGGCCGGAACAGTCGTCGTCGAAGCATTCGAAACCGAAGCCGAAGCCGATCCAAACTGTGAAGAATCAGTACCATGCCTCCGAGTCAGCTTCGACTCCGATGGCTCACCCGACGTCGTTCTCGTCGGCGACTGCACAAACTTCACCGACAACCTAGCCGTCGACACCGCAACAACCGGTGCCACCGAATTCAACCACACGAGTGGCGCCGTCCAAATCACACTGTCCGCAGGCGTCTTCCCAGCCGGAGCCGTCGCCAGAGTCAACTACGAATACGACCTGGAAGCCAACCCATTCCAGCCAGAAGTCACACTGAGCATCGACAGCGACTCAGTCGCCGCGATCACTCGGAAACTAAAGACTTCCTGGAGCCTCGAAGCCGCCCAAGACCTCAAGTCAGTTCACAACATCGACGCCGAATCCACCCTCACCGACCTAATGGCCGACGAGATGGTTGCGGAAATCGATCGTGAAATCATCAACGACCTGATCATTGCAGCCGCCATCCGAGCAGACCACAACTTCGCAACGGCTGCCGGAGCATCCGTCAACTTCACCGACCGCAACATCGCCCTGATGTACAAAGTCCTCGAAGTTGCCAACATCATCCACCGCACCACACTCCGTGGCCCCGCGAACTGGATGGTCATGAGTGCCGACATCTGCTCCAAATTCGAGCAGTTGAACGACTTCCGAGCCAGCGACGCATTCACCACCGAAGGCGTCGACATCGGAATCATGAACATCGGCACAATCCAAGGCAAGATGAAGATCTACAAAGATCCACTCTTCCCCAATTGCAAAATCCTAATGGGCTTCAAAGGCAACTCAGTACTCGACGCCGGTTACTTCTACGCCCCATATATCCCACTGCTCAGCACCCCAACAGTGCTGGACCCGAACAGCTTCACCCCCAATAAGGGCGTGATGACGCGTTATGGCAAGAAGCTGATCGAAGATGGCGGGCTTTACTACGGCGTGGTAACTGTTAGCAATCTCTAAAAGATTCGAAAAAAGATTCGAAAACCCCGTTCTCGGACGGGGTTTTTTTATGCGCGTTCACTTCTTCATTCCAAATAAGTAAGGCAATATGTATTGGGAATGAAGGGGTTTCAGTTGTTTCACGTCTAATAAAGGTTGCCAATGTCTAAAATATGTTCGATCTGTGAGTTTGAAAAAGGATTATCAGAATTTCCGAAAACCGGGACGGCTTGCAAGAAATGCAAAGCACAGAAATTACGTGAATTTAGACAAACAGATCCTGAAGCTGTTGCAAAAAGAAAGAAGTATAGAGAAAAAAACAGAGATACAATAAATGAACAAAAACGAGCAAGCTACCGTCGCAATTCAACTCAGGTAAAGACTGCGAATAATCAGTATTATCATAATAATACTGATAAATGCCGGGCGAGGCAGCGAGAATATCAAGAAAGAATCGAGACTGAGTCTATGGATTCATGGCTCGCCAAATGCTTTAAACATTGTAAGAAATCAGATAAGGATTGTGGACGTGAATTTTCAATCACATTGGATTATGTGATAAAACTATGTGAGCGACAAGAGAGCCGCTGTGCTTTGACGAATATTCCTATGACACATCAGAGGAATGATCCATTTGCCGCTTCTATTGACCGTAGAGATTCTAAACTAGGCCATATCCCTGGTAATGTTCATATAGTTTGCAGGGCTGCTAATTTGGCCAAACGAGAATTGTCAGATGCAGCAATAATAGAATGGTTTAGAGCCGTGGCTCAACATTTGCCAATAGTTGAATTTGATGGCTTAAATCATGAGGCGACTGCAGATTATCCAGAAATCAAAAAAGATGCAGTTAGAAATTGTTTGTTGAAAAATTTTGAGTGGGCTCCTCCACAATATGAACATAATGAATTGTTGCAAGATTGGGACAATGTATTAACTGAGTCCACAGAGAATTATATCTGCAATGATTTTTGCAGATCACAGAAACCATCTAATAAGCAATATTCTGGGAAGAGACTGATTTGGCATTTTCAACCACATTTGTGGGCTGTCAGAACACAGAAAAAGCCTCTTATGGAAGAGGCTTGGAACAATAGTAAAATTCGGGATAGGACTGCTACTAACTTAGTGGATGGTAGAACCAGGATTTCGCAAGATAGAGTTATTCGTGAATTCATTTTCGCTGGTGCTGGCGTTCCGTCTATTATGCACCCCGGATTTGCTAAAGCAGTTTTGGATGAATATGGGGTTAAGCCTGGCACAACAGTATTTGACCCATTTGCTGGATGGGGGTCTAGGATGTTAGCGACTGTTGCGTTGCAAGCTCAGTATATTGCTGTTGATAAATCTCCTCCAACTGTAGATGGCTTGCAAAAAATGCTGGGTTATTTAGAGAGAGATGCAAATGTTATGTGTGGGGACGTTTTTGATTGTGGAATTCCGGATGTAGATGTTTTGTTTACATCGCCCCCTTTTGGGACTGAAGAATATATTGATTCAGATGCGGTTATCGATTTAAACAAATTGGTAGAATTGACAAAGCATATTAAATTAAGGATACTTCATCTTAATGGAGCTATGCTTGAGCTTCTTGAATGCGATCATAAGGCTGTTCCAATATTAACTAAGTCTAAGATTAGCAGTAAGAATACTCATGAATATTTGGTAATTTTGGATTGATAAAGTGCGGGCGGTTCGGCGGTGGAAATTGATTGGGATGAGGATGAATCCTCCTATAAATCATTTCGTTAAAAACCTCTAGGTGAGGCTCGGAGAATAAGCCCGGTTCCAGCCGGGCTTTTTTCGTATCTTGATTTGCGAGAGAGTATTTTTTTGGGGGGGGGGTCAAAT